CTAGAAAGCGAAAGCGATCCTGGTTTTGTTTCATAAGATTAACACACAGTATTTCTTAATACCATAGTTAAATAATAGGCAAGATATAAGTTGATAAGAAATTGAGTTTGTGATGTGAGTTTTTCATATTTTTGTTTATAACCTATTTCATCTAAAATATTCATAAGTAAGATATTCACTTGTTGTTTAAAATAGATTTTCATTTTCGTTCTTTTTATAGACATTAGTTGTCTAACATAATTTTCGTATTTCTTTCCACATAGTGACTGTACGTCTTTTAAATCTTTTATAAATAATTTATATATAATTCTTAGATTATCTGAATGTTTTATATTATTTAATTTAGATACTATCTGTGTTGCAAGAGATGAATTAATTTTTGCAAGACTACGAGCTGCTTCTTGTGCTCGATTATCTGTAAATCTATATACGGTTATTTTTTTGGTTATCTCATCAGCTAGTTTACTTCCTTTTTCAGCTGCTTTAATTTGATATATATTTTCTTCTTCTGATGGTTCTTTTTCACTTTTTATTCCAGCCCCTTCTTCTGCTGCTTTATAATATGTCTGTGCAAAACTCTTCATACTTTGAGAAACTCTAGTTCTACTATCTTGCATAAATCTTGAGATTGCATCTAGATCTCCACTTCGTAAACCTCTTGACCAACGCCTAACCATTTCTTTTGCAATATACATGAGTGCATTAGAGATTGTTTTCTCTCTTGCAAATAGGTGGGTTTTTGTTAAGACTTCTAATGCATATTTGAATGTTTCGTCATTACAATATTTAAATGTTTTATGCATTAAGCTATCATAATGTCTAATAATATAGAACATCATCATATATGTATATGTCTTCTTGTCTCTCTTTTTTAGAAAATACTGTAGTAGGAATACATAAAAATTTGCAAGCGCATTACTTTGAGTCCCAAATTTAGCTTCCTTTCTTCCTTTCCAACGTCTTTTTGCAAATTCTTTTATATCTTTTTCTGTTAGACCTGTCATCTTTAAAAAGTCATAATAGTGCTTTTTAAGTTCGGGATAATGACACGGTTCAGATAAAGATCCCAAATTCTTAGCTACAACTTTTACTATATAACTTTTTAGTCTAGCATCATTGACCTTTGCTTTTGCAAGTAACTGATTCATATATTATACCACCCTAACCGTAATACTATTTTCATCAAAATAGACGTATTCAGGACCATATGCTAACAACTGATCCTCAGTTAACTCTTTTAGTTGAAAGTTAAAGAATATACTTGTCTCCGGTTTTCTTAAACGACAATGACTTACACCATCAACCGCTTGAACTACATCAATAATTTCCGACCTATATATTTCAGCCGCAGTACCAAATCTAGCATTAAATGCAGATATTATAGCCGTTCTAACAGTATCTTGTAACGATGTTAAAGTACCACTAAATGTTATATCTCTAAATACTTCAATTTCAATTTCAAGAGGAATTTCATAAAGAGGAAGAGGAATCCAACCACCTTCTGAATAAATATAATCGGCTGCTTTGTTTATAACATAAACAATTGAATCAGCAATAGGTTTTTCATAAAAGAATATTAACGCTGTTGCATCCGTACATTTAATAATATTATCTTGATGGATATCATTTCTACTCGTAGGTGCAAGAATGTATCTATCTCCAACATTACATGATATTGGTTCAACCAGTAAAATATCAATAACCTCTGAGATCGTAGGTTGATTAAGTAACATTGTATTCAACACACCGAATGTATTAGTAAATTTTATATTTGAAAAGTCAGTCAACATTCTACGATCAGATAAATCTGCAGTACTAATTAATTCTTGAAGAACTTGAAGTTCAAATGCTTTTTGATCAATGCCATCATAGTAACCTTTTTCTATAACAGGAACATCATAAACAATAATAGCAGTCGAATCATCAACAACATTTGATCTCATAAAGGTGCTTAAGTCAGCTCTGAATGTAACCTCATTAGAATATAACACAACTTCAGCATTACTTGGATCCCTTATCGTAAACTCATATGTTTGTTCACCCTCTGGAATATCAGTATAGGGATCAAATGTATAAATAAAATGACCAGCTGTTGAGTCATTAGTCATAGTTCTAACTGATCCACTTGATTTAATGAGCATTACACACGATGTTAAATCAGAATTAGATTCTGTAGATTTATAGTGTAATTTAAATATACCTTTAGCACCCGTTCTTTTAACTTCTAATAAGTCAGCATAAATGTCATATGTTGATACATAACTTGTTTCTAAAGCTGGCAAAACTTCAACTTCTAAAACAATATATTCATACTCACCTACTGTATTTGTAAGATCAATATCTATTTCAAAAATATTATAATAATCATAATTTCCAATTGTTATGGTATCATTTCTATATAATCTTGTAGTCCCCACCGGTACAGTAAATGCGGCATTTCTTGTCGGAACTAAATTTGTAATTTCAGTTGAACCTGATCCAAATAATAAAGCACTAAATAGCTCAATCTCATTGACCTGCAAATCTGATCGTTTTAAAACAGGCAGCGCATTTTGAGCAAATGGAACATCAGGCTCAACTACACTAATATCTTCATAATCACCTTCTGTGACTAAACGTTCTAATGCCCTAATTGCTGAAATTGAATTTCTTCTCACTTCTTCTAGAGATTCTTCATCTACTCCACCATATGCAGAGGAAGAGTTAACTACTTCATAATCAACAATTTGGGTAGTTCCAGCTAAAGTTGTCAAGTAAATTCTTTGTCCTTCCCTAATTGAACCAGCAATAACATTACCATCAACTCCTTCTGTTGTTGATGTTGTTGCAAAGACAGTAGATCCTCCAGTTGGTTGTATACCAATTAATCCATTACCAAAAGTTAGTCTTCTTCCTGTATCAGTTCTTCTTGATACATAACCCTTATCTGTTGAAGTCATCAGAAAGAGACTATCAAATTCAGTCCAAGTTGTTGTTCCAGAACTTCCGGGTTCTTGAATTTTAACTACTAAACTAGAAACCTCACCATCAATTGGGACATCTAAAGTTATAAACTGATATTGTTGTACGTCAGTATCAATTTGAAACTCTTGTTCTACAACTTTAATTTGTTTTAATGGTAAAACAAAACTAAAGTCCGTAGTTGTTAAATCAACAGGAAGGTTGAATCTTTTATTATCTTCATTAACTTGGATTGTTACATTTGCATTGTTTGTTACTTCTATATTTGTTTCATAGTAAGTTATAAATTCAATATCTCCATCAGCAGTAAATTTAAATTCCTCAGGAATTGAAAATTGAGTAATTGCGTCATCAAAACCAAATGGAATCGTTATTAATACGTTTACAGTTGATGCGGTAGCTTCTTGAGTATTATAACCTAAAAATGAAGACAGGTTTAATATTGACTCGGGTAGTTGTGCTTTCGTTAAGAAAAACTCACGATATGTTGATAATTGATAAAATAAAAGATTGCTAGTTAATGTAGAGATAGTATCAATTAAGAAAGTAAGGAATGATGACTTCGTTAAATCTACATTTTCTAACTCAAGATAATTTTTCACTTCGTTACTAATTAGTTCACGAATCGCATCTCTAGATAAATATATTTGTTCCGATAGTAATGTATCAGCCATTCTTTATCTCCTAACTTGTTTAAGTTCTGGGTGTAAAATAAAACCCAACTCTATTATCAAATAATGTATCCTTTAAAACAGGTCTTAAAAGTGAATCTTTATATAGAAGTCTAGATATAAACTGGGAGTTTGAAAGCGTATGTATTTTTTTATCATACTCAACAAAAGAATATATATTAACAACTTGTGCATCCACAGCCGATAAAGTCTCACTTTGAAATACTTGACATTTTAACTTCCAATATCTTCTATCAGTATTTGGATGAATTTCTACTCCAGTAATTGTATAAAGAGGATATGTATCAGCTGTAGGTTTTAAAAAGGCCTGTTCAAATTTTATAATGTCATGCGGATATGGTTTAAAACCATATGTACTTGGTATAACAATATTTGTTTCAGTATTTTTATTATATCCAATATCTTCAGCATCAAATGCAGTTGTTACTTCTTCTGGATAGTAAACAGGAAGGAGTAGAATCTTATTCCTTTTTATACCTGTCAGATCTCCAGTTTGTTCATATGACCCGCCGAAAATATCTTCGTCTTCCCATATTGTCTCATCTATATTTAAGTTATAGTATGTAACTAAAAATCTAACTACATGATTACTATAGTATTCGTATAGTAGATTTTGATATTCATGTACGTAAGCATATAACCTTTCATAGTTTTGAATATTTGACATTATATTTTACCTTCTCTTTTTTTTGCTCGAGCTAACTCTCCTCGCAAAGTTGATTCAAAATTAATTTTCCTTTCAACCTCTCTTTGTTTCCAATCCTCAAGTAATGAATAAATTTTCTTTTTACATTTGACAGGTTTATTAGCTTTATCACATTTTGATAATTGCGTCTTTAACATCTGTACAGCATATTTTGCTGATAGATAACTGCATTGTTGAGTACATAATTTTCTAGAAAACTTTCTTTGCTTTACACATTTTTTCATACATGTAAAACTATATTTCTTTATGATATAATTAACAACATCATTAAAGAAAGGGATAGGTATTACCCAAAGACCAAGATATAATGCTTGTCTTGCCCATTTCTCTTTTTTAGGATCTATGGTTGGAGGTTTAACAGCTATTTCTTCTTCTTTAATCGAACTAACTGCTTGATAAATTTGGACATGTTGTCTAAACGGGATGTTCTGCCTAAATTGTTTATTTTCTATTACAATATTTAATAGTTTAGATTTTGGAAGTTGATAATTTGCAGCAATAGTTCTTGCTTTCTTAGCTAGTTCTTTTTGTTTTTGTTTTCTAGTTTTTTCTTCTCTTCCTAACATGGCTTGATTTAATTTAACCATTTGTTGCTGTAATCTTTTTGACCATTTAATATATTCTTTTTTTAATTTTTTCTCGCATTTACTTGGATTTCTAAATTGACTACATTTTGAAATTTCTGCCCTAAGATCATTTACAATTTTACGAACTGCGTTAACCTGGCACTCATACCGACAAATTTTCCTTTCAGTTGACATTGGAAACTTTTTCCAACAACTTCTTGAGCATGTATCAGTAAGTTTTCTAAACATATATAGCACAAACATACCAAGAGGAGGTCCAGTTAATATAGCTCCAGCTGTAGCAGCTATACCTACAGCACCAGCGACTCCAACAGCTAGACCTGCAATTGCAGCAAAACCATATTTTAGAAATTTTCTAAATTTACCCTCAAACTCTTTAATATCTTCTGTAATAGTCAGTCCTATAACATCTTCATATGATAACTTAGAAATGAACTTGCATAAATCAACATGTTCTTTAAACGTAAGTTTATTTTTTAGTAACTGACTATCGAAGGCAATATCAAGCAAATATTTTCTTCCGACGTCTTTTAAAATATTTCTATCTTCTTGAGTAATCATATATTAACCTCTTATTGTGTATCCGCTACTTCAAAGAATTTAAAATATGTAGCTTCGTCAATAACAACTTGTAATTGACCAGTATCTCCTTTGTAACTAACATCAACTGCAACAGAAAACCCCTTTAAGTTTTTGAAAAACGTAACATCCACATTTTTGATACTTGCACGATCATCATACCTCAATAAAGTACTTGTAACTTCTTCTACAACTTTATTAACGGTAATTTGGTCAGCAGGTTCAAATACCATTTTATATAAATTACTACCATATTCAGGATCCCACTGATAAGTTCTTCTTGGAGTAATTAATATATTATTCCAAGAACTAACAATAACTTCTATGTCTTTAATTCTATTAAAATCCCCTACGGCTGCAACTTTTGAGGTATAATCAGCTAATTTAGAATTTGAACCAGCAACTGACTCATTAAATCTATCTAATATATTAGCCATACTTTTTAGTTTCCTCTTCTAATCTCTTTTGCTTTTCTTCTTCTAATTGCGTTTTCCACTTGAGATAATCTTGAAATCTTTTGACTGGCATGAGTGTAACATCAGTATATGATTGGTTACTCATTTCCATACATGAATAAATATTCTCAGCAAGCCCTTTTTTAAAGCTAAAAATTTCATTATGCTGAGAACAATGCACGAAAAAAACTTTCCACCAAATCAATATCATATTCGTCCTGGTTACCACAACTATTGCAATTACTTTGCATTCTCAAATTAATACCATAATTTCCAAATGCTTTTTCATAAGCGCTATATATGGCTCGTTTATCTCTAGCAGGTAATGAAAGATAAGCATCAATAATATCAATTCTTTCAGAATATACAACTGCTTCTTTTTGATCTGGAATATCTTGCTCAAATTTATCAATAATAAGAGTTTCTGTTATCAACTCAATTGTACTTCCAGGTCTATTTCCTAATTGTGTTATTCCAGAAATCTCATCAAATAAAGTTGGCTGTTTTACCGTTACAAAAACACCCTTTGAAATAGGAAGTTCAACCTTCTGTCTGTCTGATATAACTGTCTCCCCTGGATACGCATTAAAGTTGAATGTACTAGATGCTTGTACAGTTACAGCATATTCGTTAGCACAAGTTGTGCATCTTACCTGATAATTTCTAATTTCCTCATATGTAACATGATAAAGACCATATAGTAAAGCATCTCTATCTTTCAGTGTTACAGCACGAAGAAAAGAATCTAAATCCTCAATATCTTCCGGCATGGAAGCTAAAGAGGTAAAAATACAACTATTTAAATGTTCCGCAATTTTTGTTGGAGTAACTAAACTTCCTTTTAACTTCTCTTCCTCTTGTACGTTTAGAGATCTTAAAGTAAACGATTGTTTAGTTTGCGGTGTTATTACTTCATACTCCGGATATTGTACTGCAAATCCTTTGAATGTCATTTTATATCTCCTTTCATTCACTTCTATGATTTAATTATAACTAGTTCATTAATATTTAGCTTTTTTACCCATCTTAGCAATCTTTGCTCGTATTCTTTCAACACGCTTGTTTAATGAAGTTTTACATTTTTCTGGATTTTTAGTTTGTGAGCATTTTCCAATTTGACTTTTATAAACACCAATTTCTTCTTTAAAACCTCTTAGTTGTGCATTTTGAAAACAAATCATTTTTGCTTGACCTGATTTTGTTGCACAACCTTGTTGATGTCTAAGAATTGCGGCTCTCCTTTTTTTAGCACCTAGAACAGATGCCATAGTAAGAATAGCTGCTACACCAATGATCCCAATTTCACTAAAAGATTCAAATCTATCATCAATAATCTGACGAGTATGCTCATCAAGTTTACTCACAGGAACAAGTTCTCCATCCATTGCTAAAACCTTTAATTGATGTTCATTAGCTTGTTCAATAAAATTTACAAGTTGAAGTTTGGCTTGTTTTGTTAACTTGTCATTCTCTGAAAACATATACATAAGACCTAACTTCATTTTATTAATATCCATCTTTAACTACCTCCTAGATAACCCTATCTTTTCGAATCTGTTTTTCAATTCTTCCTATATATTTAGTAAAATTATCACGACACTTTTTTACATCATTTGTTTGACTGCATTTACCTATTTCTCTCTTTAGAGCTGCTACCTTTGCATAATTAGCTTTAAATCTAAAATCTCGTATACATTTCTTTTTATCTTCACGATCTTTGCCAGCACATGTTTTAGCAGCGGCACTAAGAAATCTAGCATGCGCTGCTTTTCCAGCTGCAATAGCCGCACCAATTATAATCGCCACAGCTAAAGGTCCGACTTCTAATATGATCTCACTTTCAGATATTTTTCGTATTCTACCTTCAGTAATGAGTACCTTTAACTGAGATTCAGATGCTTCATTCTCAATAAAACGAAGCATCTGAATTTTAGCATATTTTGAAAGGTTAGACTCATAAATGATATATGCAGCAATAACTTTAAGATAAGATTTTGATAACATTTTATTACCTCAATATTACGATGGACCTTGTCCTCCAGAGGCTTGTCTCGGACCATATCCTGTAATAGTATCTTTAACTTTAGCAAATGCAGCGGCATATGTATTACACTTCTCATAAACCCAAGGTTCGTGCCATGCATAATCAACATTGAACTCGATCTCAAGATCTAGCCGACCGACTGTTTCAACATCACTTGTGTACAAGTCTTGTGGATCTTTACCTGGAAATACGCCATCATATGCTGCATAATATTCAACTGTTCTAGCATCAGGAGCTGTAGTCCAATAATACATAAGACCAGCATAAGTTTTCTTTGTATAACCTTCGCCTTCTTCTCCATCTATTAAATCAGTAGTACCTGTTCTATAGTCTCTAATTAACTTCACCCAAGAGTGCATAATATCAAGTAGAGGTGTTCTATTAAATTCCAAGAATTTTACAGATACAGTATTTCCATAATCGATGTTTCCCGGCACAGCCCATTTAACGCCACCAAGACCAGTGTACTCAATTTTATTTAACGTTCCACCTGGAGGTGTGACCGATAGACAAGATGCTGCAAGTATTGATTGCATTTCACCAATTGATGATAAACCGCTTATTCCATCAGTAACGTAAGTTGCTAATGCAGGGGGTAATTTATCAAACCAGATAAAATGATAACCTGTTGAATAAGGATCTGCCACTCCAGCAGATGTCCCACCAAATTTTCTCGTTAAAATATTTTGACCAAGTTCAGCAAACGAGTATTTCATTGTCATTGTTTTTGTCCTCCTAGTTGCTTAAACAACTTTATACTTAGTACGTTTCTTTATAACTTTAAGAACCGTTTTCCAATCGCCATTATGTATACTAATAGCTTTATCATCAATATAAAACTCTGCTGCAAGTTTTTCAGCAGTAATTCTATCAAAATAAATACCTTTGTCTTTTAACCATTCGCTAACTTTCTTTATTTGATCTTCATGATTACCTCCAAGTTCATCAGCATTTTGTTTTGATACTCTTGTGGTAAATATAACTATTTCATATCCATTTCCCCTTAACCAATCAATGACTTCCTTTGCACCGTCAAATGCATCGTCATAAATTGTTCCATTTTTATATCCTTTAGAATATTTATGAATTGTTCCATCAAGATCAATCATTGCTCTTTTTGGGAGTTGTTCATTTTTATTTTCAGGATAAACGGTTCTTATAATCTGCCTTTTCTTTTTTCTCCGAGTTTTAGGAAATGAATCAATTGCAAACGAACCAACAGACTCACTATCTTCAACTTTTTCTAAAATTTTATCTATATAGTTCATTGATATTACCGGTGATTAATTTTATATTTTGTTCTAAACTCAATAAGACATTGTTCATAAATTACCCAGTTATCTATATATATTAATAAATGAGAGATAAATCATTTGACTTTTAATTTTTCATGAAAGGAGATTAAAAATGACTAAAAGCAGTGGAAGTATTATAGGACTTCCAACAGTTGTTTTTATTTGTTGGGTCGCTTATGCATTTTTCAGTAACGGTGACGATGATCAAAAAAAGACTGAAGTCAAAACAGAAGAAGAGCAGATCATCTCAGAAGAAACAAAAAAAGAGGTTGAGAAAAGTTTGCGAGAAATTGTCACTTCAGCTAAAAAAGCATATGAGGAAGTGAAAAAAGATCTCGGCAAACAACAGAAAGAAGGTGAGAAAATTGACGAGACACAAGATCAGCAAACGCCTGAAGAAGAAGTTATTGAAAAAAGAGAAGAAGAGAAGTTGGAAACTCTCAAACCTCTGGAAGAAAAAACCAGAGAAGAAGTAGAGTTTAAAAGATTATGATATTTTTTGATAAAGTTTTCAGAAACTCTGATTATGAAATCTTTTTTAATTCAGCTAGTGGACTTGAGACAATACGAGGGAGCAATGGTAAAGAAGACCCATTTTCTTTATATTTACCTTCATTATTAGACGTGGGCATTATGGGACACTGTAAACATAAATGCTCATTTTGTTACCAAGGACATTCAAATAAACCCAATATGAAAATCGAGGATTTCAAATCAATTATAGATCAAGTAAAGCACCATACAAATCAGGTTGCTTTAGGAGGTAGAGGTGATCCGAATCATCACGAGAATTTTGAAGAGATAATCTCATATGCTCGTAAGAATGGAGTTGTACCAAACTATACAACAAGCGGTATTGATTTAACAGATAAGCAAATTGAAATATCAAAAATGTGTGGAGCAGTTGCAGTTTCTGACTATGGAGCGGATTACACATATGAAGCTCTAGAAAAGTTAATGGATGCAAAAATAAAAACCAATATTCATTTAATATTTGCCAAGCACACATTTAGCATGGCAACAAGAATTCTATATGGTTACCATCCCTGGTTACATCATACAAGAAATTCTACCAAAAAACTTGTCGATATTGATAGATTAAATGCTGTAATATTTTTATTATTTAAACCAGCAGGTGCCGGAAAAGATCTTGATTGGAAACCAACTAACTATCATTTTTCATCATTTGCAAACCTTGTCTTTAACCCAAAGTCCAAGTTCAAAATTGGAATGGACAGTTGTTTAGTTAATCATGTCTTAAAATATGTTGAACCAAACAAACTTCAAAAAATGTCAATTGATACATGCGAAGGTTCAAGGATGTCAGCATATATTACTCCAGATATGAAAATGATGCCCTGTAGTTTTGCAGACGAAAGCAAATGGTCAATTCCAATAAAGGGTAAAAAAGATATTAATTATATTTGGAATCGTTCAATGAAGTTTAAATCGTTTAGAACAATATTGCGAAAAAATCAAATGTGTTGCCCATTAGGACTATAGGAGACAACTAAAAATGAAAATCAAAACCGATTTCGTAACCAACTCTAGTTCTTCATCTTTCATTGTCGTCTGGCCCTGTAAAATTACAAATAGAGGGCATGTATCTAAATATATACATAAACCAGACTTCGTCGATATTATTTTTAGAGATGCTATAAAACAAAAACCTCATAAACTTGGTCCAAGATGCATTTCTAAACTGGTTGCAGAACTCAGGACTGGTTATGTTGATGGTATTGAAGATTCTTGGAACCTTCAAGAAAAATTCTGTAAAAGAGAAGGTATCAAAACAGGAGACATTTGGAAAAATGAGCAATGGCGTGACTTGTGTTGGGAAGAAACAGATATTATTCGATTAGGGCAGGCAAAAGAAAAAGCTAAAGATTTTATATCAAGGAGTGGTAAAGGATATGTATACTATTTTGAATATGCTGATGAAGATGGTGGAATCTTTGCTAAACTGGAACACGACAACGACTGGGGCGGACTCCCGTGTATCAGGGTTAGCCACCACTAATCTTATTCATCCAGGAGAAGACGATATGAATATGAACATTGATAATCCAGATGATCACAGAGAATTAAATACCAGACTTAAAAATTATGTTATGGCTGAATTTGTTGCTGTCCCTCCTGATTTCGACTATCGGAGTCATTTAACCATGAGGGAACAAATTGGTATTTTCAATATTAAAGATGTTAATCTGAGTCAGGTTGATATTATATCAAGTGCAGTTGCAAACTCTGCCGTTTTTAGCACTCTAAATAATGCATTATTAGAACCTAAGTCATGTTTCTTTTTCCTACAACTACTATCAGAACTAAATCTAATTCTTAAGAAAATTGATAATCCTGTAAGAAGGAATCAGGATCAATATGAGGCAATTGCAAAAAGGTGGAATGACGGCCGGTACACGTATGTTCGAGGTCAAGAGGTTGAAAGAATAAGTTTTCTTATTGTAAATATTGTTCCTCTAATGGGTCAAAACATTATTGACGAAGCGTTGGGTGCATTGAATGAACTAAAAAAGTATCAAGATGAAATCAACAACAATAACTATAAATTTGATTAGAGCTGACTGTTATTAAGCTACTAGCACTAACGGAAAAAGAGCCACTCAAGATTTAATCTCGAGTGACTCTTTTTTTTGGTTAAATTATACAATAAAGAAGTTCAGTTCAATTTGTTCTACAGTTCTTGTAGGTTCTAGTAATACATTAACGTGGAATTTCTTCGTGCGTCGTTCATAAGATGTTGCGCTTACTTCTACTGAAAAGTTTGTTAGACCACGTTTCTTCTTAATTACTTCAAGAAAGTCAACTAGATTACCTGCTACAAGAGACCAAGTGATCGCATCGTTTTGTTCAAAGATGAAGAAACGACAGAAATCTTCAAATGCTCTCTTGATATATAGAATAAGTCTAACAATATTCAAGTCTTGTAAAGCGCTCGCTTTCGCTTGAGATGTTAACTGACCCCATACAACATATCCAGGATTGAATTTCACAATCGGATTTAGTTGTTTTAGATACAGTTGATCCCTTTCTCCAAGTCTTGGATTGAAACGAAGTTCTTTAATTGTGTCGATTGCTGCTCTATTGAAACCAGCTGCTGCGAACCAAAGTTCAGCTACAGTATCGTTTCTTGGTAGAATATATGACATGTGATAAATTGGTGAGAACCACACATCCTGTCCTGTAAATGAATCAAATACTTTATTATATGATTCATATAGAGCAATAAAGTAATTATTAAATTTATTAGTATTATTTCTTGCAGCAAGAGATAGAGTAACGGTAGAGTTATCACCATTATCAACAATACCAACACAGTCACGTCTTGTTTGACATAAGGTACTAATCGCAGTTTTAACATCAGATGGGTACCCACAATCAAATACCATTGAGAAGTAAGTGTTTTCATTATCAAGTACAGTATCATCAATGATGCCACTATATGATTGATTCAAAAGTAGTGTAGCTTCAACAGTATCTAAAGAACCATCAGCTTCTAATAAATCTCCATCATTTCCCCTTTTGAGTGGTACAGGATTTGCAGATGTAAATGCTTGAGCAACTGAACCATAAGATTTCTTAATACGATATTCAATCGCAGAAGCATTATCAAAAGTCGATATACTACCATTCCAGGTTTGTGTTGATAGTGATACTTCAGAAAAGACGTTAATTATTGAATCTTCTGCTCCAGAAGCAGCTCCACACCAACCCCAGATTTCAATTCCTCTGGCATCCTTAGCGACAATAACATAATCACCTGTGCCAGTTCCTTCCCAATCAGAGAAATCTTGTTTAATATCTGTAAGATCAGCAGAACCCGATGTTAATGTAACTTGTATATTTGTATCAATATCTTTATCATAAATTTTAATATTTTCAATATATCCAGCAGATAAACGATCTGTGCTTTCACTAATCCACATCTCTGCTTTAAGAACTGATGAATATGTATTTAATATATCGACAATCCAAATTGAATCTCCTGCACTATCTTTCGCTGTTTTTTCAAACGAAACTTCGAACGATTCAATAATTGCATCTTGACCATCAGATTGTCTTTCATAGATGTCTAGGATATATTGATCCCAAAGCGTTGGATTAGAAACTTCCGTTAATCTTACACCTATTTTATTATACCATTGCCCCCTTCCGATTGGATATAAGAAGCAAACTGGGTATGCAGTACTATCTTGTGCTAAATTAGTTCCAAACTCACTGACTGCGTTCATACCTTCTACAAATGTAATCTGCATACCAGCAGTTGAATCTCCAGGAACGATTGTTGCATCGATCCTCATGTTTGCATACGCAGCATTATCAGAAAGAACTCTCATGAAGAAAAGAGAACCCGATTCTCCCAAATAATTGTACGCGCAATATGGACCTTGTCCGTAGTTTTTGCCATATGTTGCAATGTTTGGTTCACCATATTCCGAAATATAATCAGCTCTTGATCCAATAAATTTTAAAGTGTTATCTTCTCCTTTTTCGGTAAGAGCTGCGATGAATCCAATTGTTGAGGGTACGGCCTGAACAAACTGAGAAAGGTCAATAATTTTACTAAAAACTCCTTGTGAAACGTTAGCAGCCATTAGCGTATCCTCCTACTTAAAATTTTTTCTCTGTTATTTAATTCTAATCTTTTTCTATAGATAGTAAAAATCTCCTTGAAACATTTTCAGAATTTATAATTTTTCTATTTATTCTTTTTAGATACGCTTTCTAAAATCTCTATTGTCATTAATTGTTGCATGACAAGTAATACATTAAACATATAAGAACCAAGAAAAGATGAGTCTTCGATCAGATGTTTTAACAATTGATGGAAAAGTAACCCTTGAAAAAAGTGTAAATTGACCGCTGTAACCTCCTACAGAAGATTCAGCTGTAAATAAACCAGCTTCGCTTATTTCTTTTTCATTTGCATAAGTGATACCAACTGTGGTAATAATTTTGATTACTAACCATTTATCATCATTAAGTATATCTTGTTCAAAGGCAATTGAGTCAAATGGCATCTTATAATAACCAGTTTCTGGATGGGTAGCATCTGCAGTATTATAATCAGCAACAGTTCCAGCTACTGTTGTAATCATGATCTGAGAAGATAATGCTATATCTTCTAAAGTTGGTGGTGTAGGATTCAATGGATCTCCTAGAATAACTCCACCATCTCCAAGACCAAACCAAGTAATAAATTCATCCTTTGAAGATGGGACACTTGTATTAGCTATATTAACTACTCTTTGAGCTATCCATTCCCTTCCCACATAAAGAACTAAGTTGCTTTTTCCAACTAGTTTTCTGTTTCCAGAATCATCCACCTCATAGATTTCAACATAACCTTCTGGACTTCTCTTTTTTGCTCTGATGTTGGCACTAATTGAATCATTTAAACAATTGTCCCCATAAAAATCTCTGGCAACAATTTCTATTGTCTCAATTTTCTTTTCCATATTATAGTTTCCTTCTAAATGGTGGTATACTTTATATTTTGTTCTTATTATTCAGAGGGTTTAGATCTATATTAAAATAGGAGGGTGCTAGAGAGTAGTGAGCCATATTTGTCATTACAGCTCTAGCGCCCCCGATGAAACCCAGCACTTTTTTGTTATTCTAAAAATGTCCCACAAATAGGACAATATTTAAATGATGATTTAGATTTTGTTCCACAAGTTGAACATTGAAGTTTAGTTGACACAGTTACAGATTGTTGAACTTTAGTTCCGCTTCCACTAATTCCTCTCAACTGAATAGTAATAACTTGTGACTGTTCTAATTCTCCAATTGCTCCATATCTAAATGATTGATGGCATTCAAAACCTTTAACAGTAATACCCTCATCATCTAATGGTTGACCAAGAGATTCAATACCAAGAGAATCGACTTGAACCATATTAACATTAATATCGTTAATAGTCTTAGTACTAATATCTCCAGCACAATTCTCAGCTTTCATCCCTTTAACTTCATCACCCGAATTTATAAATGTTGCCTGATCTGAATCTGATCCAGCTGACAAACTATTTGATGAACTATATTTTATAGTCGAGTCTCCAGTAAACCAATCTCTATAATTCCAATCAAAGGTTGTTCTTGGATAATATCTTGGATAATAGTAGTCATGATGGTGATGGTGATGATCATGATGAACATCATGAATAATTGTCTTTGTAACGAATTCTGGTCTTGGTTTTTCAAATGCAAACTCAACTCGAACTAAACCATCGTCAATTTTATCACCTCTATGTTCCTGAACTTGTTTCGTCTTTTGAATGAATTTAAAACGATTTCTAGCAACTGTACCGCTAAGGAATCCCTCAAGTTCAGTACTAGAATTTGGTTCAAGAATTATAGAATTGTAATCCAAAACATCTTGCCCGTCGATATGAACTTTAACAGATGCTTTTCTTGAGTTGAGATTTTTAAGAAGAAGTGTGTATTCACTTCCAAAAGGTAGGTGAACAGCTCCATCCTTAATTCTCAGGATTTTGCCATTACATTTTACTTCGGCTACGAAATTGTCTTTATACGTCATGATAGTATCTCCTTTTACAGGTTACAGACTAGAACCTCAGATTTGCTTAAAGTCTGTTAGATTTATCATGCTGGGTTTATATTAATATGTTCTTACTATATATATTAATTAGTGAAAGAAGAAAACTATTAATCTTATTATCGGGAGGATAAAAATGAAAAATCAAAAAGGTTTTACCTTTATTGAGATAATAGCGGTAATAGTGATAATAAGTATGATATGTATTGTTATACTTCCAAGAATGTATTGCTTAAGTGAATCTGCTAGAAAGCAGGTCATTAAAAGTATCAATATCGAGCTTAATGGTAGAGAAATGACAGCATGGGTTTACACTCATCTGGACTATGGATTTAAGTCCGATGAACAAGTATTTACTTATGTTGACCATCAACTTAATGGTTGCACATGGAACTTTATTGATATTTCTGGAGGAATCTTACAATACGAAAAAACCGTTATACATCTCAACAGAAGGCCAGCAAGTGCAGAAACTCCCGCTAGATGGTCTGCTACGGGAACAAAGAATTAAAATATCTTTTTAATAGTGTAAAAAAGTGGGGGGGTAAGACCTTTTAGAGATACATATCCCTCGGCAGCACAATGTCCCCAGGTCGCCCCCGCTTTTTTTTAAAGTCTGTTAGAACTATCGTGCTGGCATTTTTTTATTTTTACTTATTCTTACTATATATATTAATCAGTGAAAGGAAAAACCCATTATGTTATTAACTTGATAATTTCTTTAAAAGGAGAAGTAAAATGTTAACGATAAAGAAAGCAAAAAAAATGTTAAAATTGGAAGCAGAGGAAGATCACCCTGGAAAGGAAATTACTTATTGCGGAGACGGAAAAAATTGGGATGATTGTTTTACAGTTCTTGGTAATAAATTCATATTCTGGTATAACGTTGGTAAAAATACATACACCAAAATGATTGATTATTCATTAATTAAAGGAGGTGAATAACGCTATACCGAAAAATGAACCAAGGTAATTATCTTTTACAGTGTAAAAAAGTGGGAGCTATACCCGTTGGAGTATCCTGAATCGAGTCGTTTGGGACCACCAACCCAGGTAAGCGATGACTCACCCACTCTTTTAAGTGGGACGATGGCCTTTTGGGCAAGAACGCCCGGCAACACCCATGTTGTCTAACCGTCCCACTTTTTTGTTATAAATTCTTTCCATAATATTTCCCATTAAACATGAAACTTCCTTCGATAATAGTAATGGAATATAAATTAAAAAATCCAGTAGCTGGAAGGTGTTCTACGATTCCAAACCCATTAATCCAAAAGTTGGGTGTATTCCCTTTGTAATCTGGTTTAATATTACATAGACATCCCAAAGCCGTAGCAGTATGATATCCCTTACGATCTACTGGAGAAACCTTAGCATACACCTGAGGATTATGAACATGACCATATACCACATTTCCCCCAAATGCTTCTAATGTTTTTGTAGCATGATATTTATTCCAGTAATAACCATGAATAACACTGAGTTTACCAACCTTATGAATACCATTAAAAGGTATAATTTCATAACCTCTTTCCTGCAATTCTAAATGTCTAATAACATCTATAAAACCTACTAACTCAGGATTCATCTCAGAATACCATTCAATTCTCTGCTCATGATTACCAATCATAAAAGTTCGTCTAATATCAGATCTAGTCAGATTTTCATGGACCTGTAAAATATCTTCATCAAAATTGTCATAATCTTGCATCAACCTCTGCCCTTCTTTCAACAAAGGTTTTCTTCTATTCCATCCAGAAATACAATCTAATGATAGCTGGTCACCCATATAAACTATCTCGTCTGGATCATAATCAAATATAAATTGATTAACAGCTTCCATTACTCTTTCTTCATAATGAGGGTGATGAATATCTGGCACAAGAATAGTCTTTTGAATCTTCCATGCTGCCTCATCTAACTTACTTTTTTCTTGGGATCTCTTAACATACGATCCAGCATATTTAAGAACAGTCTTCTCTGAACAATCAACAATTCTCGCAATCTCTTTATTTGTTAAAGCAGTTGTATCTGCTAATTTCGTTATCTCGGTTTTTAGTTGTGACATATAAGCTTCTCCTCAAATAATTGATTTAAAAAGAATTTTATATTTTGTTCTAAAAAATAAAATTAACTACTGAATAACCATTGGAATATTAACTAGTTATTAGTTTTCGACGAACTATATAGGTTGGAAACTTGCGAGGTTATAGAAGCATTCTTGAAACATCCTCTTGTAATAATAAGTTACCATCCTCTAGAATCATGTGTGCGACGACATCTTCAATCTCAATCTCTATAGCATCAAAACCATGAGTACAATCAAATCTCCCTTGTGTACCTTCAACATAAATATAAGAAGTTGAATCGAGCAGAGTAGGGACGCCATCGAAGTTTACAAAACCTCCAGTTTGATAGTAATTATATTCCTCTGCATATAAAGATGCACCTAATGGACGTGACCACATCAACTGATAATTAGGTGAATCTATTGCGCTTTCAAACATTACAGTAAAACCATTGATTGATTTATCTATCACTATAAAAGGAATTATAGATGATGTTGCATCTATAGTATTTAATAACATAAGACTCAAACCATAACTATCATTAACCTCGTATGGGCTTAAGGGTACGGTAACTGAGGTCCACCCTTGTGATAAAGGTGAAATATCCTGTTTATTATGTGTAATTATAATCCATTCTAGATAATAGTTTGAGGAATCCATCTCACCTGAGAATTGAACTGTAAAGTAAGTTAATGTCCTTTCGATTACTGAATAAGTATAGAATGATGGATTTGAATCTATAGTATTAGAAAGACTTAAAGCAATTGTATATGATGTTGCATCAATTATCTCTGGGGGTGGAGGAATATTAACTATTATAATATTAGATCCATCAGGCACATGTACAATTCCTGAGTTATCAGAATTATCATAATCATATGATATAGAATAATTTGTAGAGTCCATTGGGCCAGAGAATGATACTGTAAAACCTGTAAGAGTCTTCTGTGTAATCATATGACTATATATTGATGGTACAGGATCATCTTCATTAAATAAATTTAGTGTTAATGCATAACCTGGTGCTTGCTCTTCTCTAAACAATCCACTAACAATATCGGATCCTTCATCAATATCTGTAATGTCAAACGTTATTATAGAATAATCTCTTAATTCAGACGTGACTATTGGAGCATTTGGAGCACCCAAATTACTTGCAGCATATATAGCAGCAGTACCGTCTCCATAATATGAAGGACATCTCAATGCATCATAAATATCATCTTGAATCTCAATAAATAATTCCTGTGGTAAATCAGTAACAGCACCAACATCATACCATGAACCACAGTCATATGTCTCTCTTGAATAGTAATCGAAAGCTGCAGTTGAGTCAATATTACAACATGGGATACTATCCCCAGTTAAAAAATCATGTATTTCCCGGTCGGTGTCAAACATTAACCTATCTTCAACTATAATTGAGTTGAATAATCTGCTTGTGAATTGAATCATCTCAAGGGGAACTAATCTTGTTCTATATGGTTTAAAAAACTCAATTACATCGCTTATCTCAGCAAATAATGAGTCAATACCAAACAAGATATAACTCATATTAATGAAACCGAAACTAATATTACTTCGTACCCATTCTCCTAAGTCTCTCATTAATGTACCCAATACAGTAATATTATCGACTGCTAAAGTATTAAGACTCGCTTTTACTGATGGATGAAGTACCGCTAAAACATCTCCAGCATCGTTATGATCTTGTAAAAAGTTGCTACCAATAAGTCTTGAAAATGTATCAAGATATACACCCCATTGAGTTTTCCATTCATCTCTAGAATAAACCCTTTCAGTTATAGTTCTAAATTCATCTATTATATCGACTGAATCAGTATTCGTTCCGTCATAACAAATAAATCTACTAGTTGAAGATCCAACAGTGAACTCTTTATTAAATGTATAGATACATGACAAATAGAGGGTTAACATTGAAACAGTATCGCCAGTAATTGTAATAACTGCATCCTGAGGTAAAACAGCAATTAATCCTTCATTTGGTTGTCCAGCAGCATTCCATATATCATATTGATCCTGGACTCTTCTCGTTAAGATACCAGTTGCAGCATCAGTCTGTTCTTCATCAAATAAAGGTTTAACAACGAAGTATGGGGACTGTGACGGAAAGTTGATTTTATTCGTAGTAAGTAAGCTTCTGATCTGTGCTTCAGTTTGAAACCAATGTGGATCTTCTTGAGTTAAGAAATTAAATGGTAAATAAATAGGTGATACATCATCCGATGATGCAGCTACAACCTTTCCTTTGAATATCAAATCTGAGAGAGTTTTACCTACACGGTCTTCAAATTGTAATTGAAGCTCATAAATATCAACATCAGTAATACCATAATATTGAAGAATATCAAGTAGAGCTTGTGGGGTTCCTTTTCTCTTATACAAATTTATTAAGTCAAGGAAAAGATTGATTTTTACTGCAGGAGATTCATTACTTGTTGAATCTTTCAAAATTACAGATAGATTATATCCAAAACTTCTAAATAGTTCATCTAACTGATCATTCGGCATTTCGTAGACATCAGATATATTAGCCTGAAAAGACGTTATAGTTCTATGAGCAGCATTCCAATCTCTAAAAAAGTTTTTTAACCTTGACCAGTCGGGAGATTTATACGCAATCTGATCAATGACTGTATCCATTAATCTTTGAGACATTGTTTTCTCATTTTTAGCTATAGCGTCAACAGCTTCAGTCAAGTCAGTAGATTCACCTTGAATTGAAGCAAGTATCTTCCAGAACTCAGCTATGTTATGCGCCATTTTATCTCCTTAATCACAACTATATAACAAGTCGGGTCTATGCTCTGTCATAAAACAGAAATATTGGTCAATAAGATAGGACTCATAGCACGTTTGTAAAAGTCCTCCTGTTGAGACCAATGAGTCATTGTTATAATTTCCGTATCTATCATATAACATTAAAGTTAAATATAAATATATCATTTTAGATAACTCTGTTGAAAGAATATCTAAAGTTGCATATAAAATAAATATTCCTGCTGTTGTATCAGACACAAAACTAACAGATGTTGAATTTACAATAGTCAGTGCTGTACCGTCATTTCGATATGCTAATAAAGCATCTAATGTTGCAAAGTCATCAGATTGTAAATTAAAAATATTTGAACCGGCAGAATCTAAATTGAGATATTGAGAGGATCCCGGATAAACCTGTAATCTTGTAGCTGCAACTCTTGGAATGGAAAGGGGATCAGCTTCTGTACTATATCTATACTCATATGAATCATGTGCGTAAGAATTATTGAATAACATATCAATAAATGAGTTTTCACCAAGGTACAATTCCGGAATATCCACAGGAGGGGGAACTCGATACTTATTAATTTTCGAGTTTATTACAAAATGGTTGAACCAATGTTGCAATTCGGGTACCAGTGAATAAGATGTTAAAGCTGTAGCCATTCATTACTCCCTCACATCTGTTTGGATTAAATCTGCTGTACTCATCATATCTAAGATATGAATAAAAAGTGTTTCTGGGTTATAATCATCAAATTTAAATTTTTTATCTTTTGGAACATCAGTGCTCCATCTCCCGCTATGAAAACGTACAGCTTCTTCCATAACAAAGAATTGCTCCTCTGTTAAAATTTTCTTAAAGGTTTCCTTATTTTCGGAAAGCATATCTGCCGCATTTTTGTCATGGTTATTATCTGTATGTATTCTACTTCCTAATGTTCCATATTTTAATGAATCATGTAATGCTATGGCAAACAAAAATTTATCACTATCAGTTGTCTTTGACCTAACACCAAATAGTTTAAATATTTTAACAGATGAAAAAAGCATCTGATAAGTGTGCTCTGCTTGAACTGAAACTTCGCCATTTAACTTCTTATGATATTTACCAGTTGATGAAGTTGGTTTGTCCCATGTATCAGGTAATCTTGAATTAATACCTTCCCAAAGTTTAAAACTTTTTTCGGTCATATTCTCTTTTAACAACTCTATAATCTTCTCTTTGTAATTCATTATAAACCCTTTCTATATTACTATAAATTTAATTCTCATTAGTTTTCTTCTTTTCTTGTTGCTGTAAAAACTTGCTCACAGATCTGTCCCCTAACCACCACGTTACGCTAGAAGTTGTTAAAAAAATCATAGTCGATGTTACTTGATTAAAGATAGCAACAGCTTGATCAGCAGTAAGATCTAAACCATGAGTCTGCATAATTTTCCAAGCTAATAATGTTATATATGAAGACGCCCCTAAAAGGTATATAGTGAGTGCGGGCCTCATCATAGCATTTAACCAATCTACAAAAGCGAATGAAGCAGAAATTATTGTACCAAAAGTTTTAAAGACAAAACTATACCATTTTTCTGTCTTCCCTGCTTCCATAATCATATCAATCCACTTCTCATGGAATAGTTTTTGTGATCCAACCTTTTGGGAAGTATCAAAAGCAGCAGCATCTGCTAATTCGATCTCCCCTTCAATCCTAGATTTAGTTATATCAATTTGCATCTCTGCTTCTTGGATCATAGCTTGAGTTTCAAGGTCTACCATTTTTTCTTTATGGGCGTATTCCATTTTGGCATTCTTAAATTTGAACCACGTAGTGAACGCGTTCCCCAAAAGACCTGTTACTCCACCCAAAATGACGTCAAGTCCTATCATTTTATTTTATCCTCCAAAAATGCTTCTTGTATTCTTAACTTAAATGGTTCGTATTCCATTTCTTCCATAAATGCTCGAACTGTTATCCTTGAGTTCAATACAGCAACTTGTCCACCCAAATAACCACCCCTTTTTCCAAGCAGGATACATCCTTGGACATGTGTTTTATATCCCTTATCTTTATCACCTGCAAAATTTCCAGAATGAATGAGTATATAAGTTCTATTAGGAACTCTTCTAACCCAATAAATTCTACCATATTTATTTGAAAGTCTTATTTCAACATTATATTCACCATATGGAATACAGGATATTCCTCTCTGGTTATCTCTCCATGGAAGTTCAAGAGTTCGACAGGCAAAGTCTCCAGTAACAAGTAGTCCTTCTGTTCCTTGATCACTTCTCTTTAACCTGAATAAGTTAACTTGTCTCATTGTTTAGATCTCTCTAAGTTATTATCTTTTCTTTTTCAAAATTTTAACAATATGTTTTAAAACATCAATAGGGACAGATGTACCAGCAGCAATTTCAGCTTGTTCATAAATAAGTCTTTGAATCTTCTCATTTTTTGTGCCTGCTCTCGCCATATATTCATAAACACCTTCCTCACTAATATTTTTTACTTCTTCCTTACTGATTCGATTACTTTATCTTCCTGGATAACTTTCTTAGTGGACCCGCTTTTTGTTACAAGTTTAGTTTTAAACGTAGGTATTGAATTAGAGCCATCCTCTATAATTTTAGCTTCAATAACCAGAGGATATGATAATATAAATGTATCTTTCCAAGGTATTAAATGATGACCATCTGCTATAACTTCAAGTTTTACATTTACTTCAGTACCTTCTTTTAATTTTCTTGCAACAACAGTTTTCAATGCAGGAAGATTAACAATAACTGATTCTTGTTTTACTTGCGCAGGAAATCCATACTCGATCTCGTCAATTTCAATTCTGAGAAAACTAGAGAGTTGATCAGCTTGAACCCCACTAATCTGTATTTCAAAATTTAATTGTTTCTCTTGGTTAACATTTAATTTTAACATTTTAAGGGCCTCCGGTCAATCTTTAAGTTTTACACTTATTTTACTTAATATATCTTCAGGTGAATTTATAGTAATCATCTCAACATTGTGAACAAATATAGCCGGTATTACATGCTCTTCTTCTTGCTGCCTATATGGCGGTGCTCCTCCTAATCTAAGACCATCTCTATACTTTCCCATCGTTGCGAGAGCTACGGACATTTATTTATTCTCCTAACTACTATAAAAACACCCAGTTTATTTTTGTATTTTGTTCTAAAAATACTTGCTATTCACTATATAATTTTAGTGATTTTCTTTTTCAAATTCTTTAATTGCTTTATTAATCATATCCTCTTTTGCTTTTTCTATCTTCTTTTGCCACTCTATAGATTCTTGTTTATGATCAACTTTATGATCAACAACGTCACTTATAAAGACATATGTAGTAGTTAATACTGTGAATGTAACTAATACAACAAGTATCATTTTATTTACTTTACTAGCAAGTCTTTTTACTTCTGCCATTAAATCTTCACTTGTAATTTTAACAGTTTCAGTGCATAAATCAATACCTTCCGCTGAATTTTTTGCGTGGTCTTTTAAAGCTTGTTTTAAATCTTCAATTGGTAAATATTTAATATGACCAACTAGCTCAAGCTGTTGAACCATTAACTGTTGTGTTGCTTCCTCATTTTTATCAGAAGACTCTTTTAATGTTTCAAATAACTTAAGAAGTATGTCTATATTACTGCTCATTATGATACCTCACCTACATTTAAAGAAAGTATTTCACTATCTATTAATTTAAGTTGTTTTTCTTTCTTATTATTTCTTACGATAATTTCTTCTTTCCATTCATGGATCTTACTTTCTAATGCCATAAAAACTTCTGTCTCTTTCTTCTTCAAAGCTTCCTCTGCTAACTTCTGGGATGTTATATCAATACCAACAACATTTTCATTAATTACATTTTTATTCTTATCCTGTATAAATTCAGATGTGGTTAACATCCAAAATGTTGAACCATCTTTTCTAATACCTTCATATTCAAACACATCGTCTATATATTCTCTACGACTCATAGATTCCTGCCTTTTTACAAAGTTAAGCATACTAGATTCAGTTAAAACATCAACAGGACCCATATTAAGAAGTTCATCTTTACTCCACTCAAGTTGTTTACACATAACATCATTCACATAAGCAAATTTTCCAGAAACATAATCTATCTCAAATATAATTGCTCCAGTGACTTCAACTAAATACCTATATTTATTTTCTAATTTTTTTCTTCCAATAGAATATATTATAGATCTCTCAAGTAAATGTGTAGATGCTTCTAATTTAAATATATAATCTTGAGCACCCAGTTTTACACATTCGTATGTGGTTTCCTCATGAGCTGAGATAATTATGATAGGAATAAAGTCACATTTATTTTTTATCATTTTAAACGTGCCTATCCCCTTACTATCTGGAAGAACTAAATCAAGCAAAATAACATCTATTTCACATAAATAAATATCTTTACAGTTAGTATCCAAATATTCTAAAGTATCCTTTATAGTTTTTTTACGGATAATATTAAAGTTATTACGATCAGACAGTCGTAAATAAGTTAATATAAGATGAGCAGAATTGTCGTCATCTTCAATATGTAATACATTTATTTTTTCAGACATAATTAGACCTCATTTTTTGAAACACCTTTTTCATACAATGTCTATTATGTTTCAACTTGTTTCCATGTGGTAAATCTTCCCATTAGAGTACTTATTGCTGTTATTTGATATGTTGCTATTACATTATTATCTGTTCCAACAGATGCAGAGTCCTCATATATTCTTAATCTTGCATCTGATAAATTTCCATAATCATCATATTCTGTTTGATCAATTAACATGTTTTGATGAACAAGACCAAGAATCTTATCTACTTTAATTTTGTCTATACTTATTTGTAAATCCTCTGTATAAATTGGAGCAAAATCATCATCGGTGCCAGATACAGACCATACAATAAGATAAGATCCAACTTCTTGATCTATCCATGATACACTTGGAAAAAGAGTATCAACATATGATTTTGTTGTACTATTAAATATAGCTGAACCAGAGGTGCGTTCTACTGTTACCGTTGAGTCAAATATTTGGTAAGATACGGTTGCATTTTCTTCTACACTTTGACCATCACTTTTTATTAATTGAAGTGTTAATCCTATATTCTCACCTTTATTAACTACCACTTCTTTGTTCCTCTCTACAAGAAACAGATATTCTAAATTTCAATAACTCTGACATATCATCTCTTATATTTATAATCATTTTATCTTCTTTTTCTGATTTCAATAAAATAGGAGAAGTAAATATCTGACTCAAAATTAACCAAGTATTTACCCCATCACATCCAGCATTTAGAATATTTGTATTTGGTAATTGAAGAAACTCTAATAGATAACTGAATGAGATTGATAAAACTATCTTATTATTACTACGTATTTGATAAAGTAAACCAGCAGATAATTCTGATACACCAAGAAATTTATTATAACTCAAATTGTACATAGATGCATCTGCAAGAGTAGTAACTAAAGCATCTGCCATAATCGTATTCATTTGATCAACATATAACCAAGTATTAAGATCAGGTTCAACGATATATTCTATAGACAAATCATTTTCCTGAATTTGTAGATCATCTAAATAATAAGCAGGAGGCGCACCAGCTCCCGTACTTATAGTTTTAACCCTTATCGAGTCAATAGTTTTATTAGTTAAATTCATATCAATCAAAGGAATAACAAATTTCTGCCAAGAATTAAAAACTGTTGTTTCAATATAGTTTCCAATATTAACAATATTACCAACTTGACCAACTCCTATATCCCATCCATATATATGAACTTCTTTTACGCCAGTAGTAACCCATCCTGTAATATAAATCCATCCAGTAATAGTAGTGTATCCTGTAGTATCTTGACCTGAACCTTTAGCAAATTGTGCTTCATCTGAATTTATAGTTTGACTTACATCAATACTATGTGTTCCAGAATGTGCTTGATCAGTGCTATTAAAATCCCATCTAATACTACCAACTATTGCACTTGCTGTCCAATAGACATTATCTATTCCATTATGTATATTAATAGGTGTACCAGCAGTACCTAAATCTTGGCGCATATCAATACCATAAACTGGATTAGAAACAAACAATAATTTATTAGTAAGGGTTTTTAACGGACGAGAAGCTACAACAAGAGCATTTTCTTCCAAATTATTATCATTATCAACTCTAGCTTTTAAACCACTAGATATATCCGTTATAAAAGTTTTTAAACTCATTTATATTATATTCCTTTTAATTTTCGTGAGGAAAATAGAATGATAATTTCCCATTAACTAATATACTACCGTTAACACAATATATAGTCAAAACTTTGTTTTTAGCTATAATAATATCTTGATCAAACTCAAAAAATTTACTTGAATCTCCTCCTTTAAGGAAAAATCTAAAGCAGGAACTACCTCCATTTAAACCTGTTATGTTATTACCACCTTGAAAAATTCCCTCTGCTTCATTATTAACTCCAGTATTAAGATTAACTGGAGTTAATTCTACACCACCTACAGGATCTCCAATATCATTTAGCACAATTTCTATCGTTTCATCCGTTGCTGTATTAATTGTAATACCCTCAAATATCATCTGTTCATCATTAAGATTTCTAATATATAATATACAATCACCAGCTCCAGTTGCAGTCTGTGAAAAAAGTAAATTATATGACTCACCATGAATTAGATTAGTATGATGCTCTAAAGACTCAACAATAGAATATACATGTAATCTATTTAAAGAGTCAATTCTTGCTTGATAACCCCCACCGCTTCCATCTTCTATCGTTAATCCCATCTTATTTATGTCTCCTTATTTATAAAAAAATCTTACCGTTATTACTGCATCACCAATTTCTTCACCTGCAATTAAAAATCCCACAGAATCATTTAATCCTACAATCGGAATTCCTTGTACCTCAAGTCTAGAATGACCTTGAGCGAAAATTTCTTCTGAGATTAAAATTCCTCCTGTATAAGTCATACCGTCTCCAACACCATCCCATTTATAAATTAGTGATTCTGCAGTATTATTAGAAATAAAGTTAAGATTACTAGGTATTACAGCTGTATGGTTAGCTGTTGGTTCATTTGGAGTAATTACCCAACTCAATTTCATTGTTCTGTTATGATTTATAGAACCGCCATTCCACGCAAAATTAGCAATCCAGAGGTACATATTTTTGTCAGTATTTGTATTTTTTATATATAAAAATAAATGAGGATTAGTACTATTCAAAGTAAGTACTTTTGTTGAAACAATAAATGCTAATGCTTCTCTTTCATTAATTTCCGATTCTTCAGATTGTACAATAGAAGAACACATCATTCTATTACAGTCATTAACTTTTAATAATTTTCCTGTTCCTGTTCCATCTCTTATCTGTTCTGGCATTTATTATACCTCCACTTCTTCTCTATCTATAGTATTATCAGTTATAACAGACATGTGTAAATTTAATATCTTCAACTCTTTTATGACATTATATAATAAATCTCTTGCCTCATCATCGGCAACTTTTAAAGTATCTTGTTCCACACCAATAACAGAAATGGGTTGTGTATTTCCATCTAAATCTGTTGCTGTCAGTCTACCATTTGCATATACTATCATATCTTTATTCGACTCCAAATATTGAATTCTTTTAATAATGTCTTTATAATATGTTCTAAAAAATTTTTAGTAAAAGAAGAAATACTATGGAATAATACAAAATATTTTAAACACTAAATACTATATATATTAATATCTGAAATGAAGTTTCTTCATCTTTATTTCATCCTATCGTGCTTCCTGGTCTAGCATTGTTTTTAATGTTAGGCCAGGTTTTACTTTAATTATATCAATTTATTTAGGAGAAATTTATGTTAACGCTGCTTAAAATATGTTTAGGATTAACACTTCCATTATCTTTTTTTAGATTAGTTCTATGTATGACAGATATACCCCCAAAAACTGTATTCCGTTATATAGATTACGTGGTTGATGACAATGGGATATTAGTTTATACCAAAAAGAAAGTATAAGAGTTTCAGTTAAGGTGATGGTATTTCGCGGGAAATCCATTGCCCTCGCCTAGACACACGGCGGGTTTAGTAGTGTGTCACTCGCCTAGCACACGGCGGGACCCTTTATGGGATTAGTAGTGTGCTCCTTCACTCGCTCTGGCACATGGCGGGAGGATAGAGTATGTGCTGGACAAGACTTAGTCAAGCCTTGTTCCCCTTTCTGAAAAGGGTACTCAGATTCACTTGTGGATTTGGTACCCTTTTTTTATAGGCGGGATCTGGTCTTTTTTCATCCTTGCTTATCTTGACCTCTCTTTCCTTTTTATATTTTGTTCCAGATTTCTATATATATTAATAAGTGAAGGAAGAAACTAATTTTTTAGGAGATTAATATGATAGAGGACCTTTTTGATGATTTAGGAAAATTTATAATTGATAAGTTTCTAAACCCATGTAAGAAATGTTTAGTAAGAGCAGTATGTAAACCAGTCTGGACGTCATGTGATAATTACACCCAATATCTAGATCGAATAGATGTAGCAGGAGATGCAATCAAAATGTGCGCAATAATATTATTACTTTTTATGGAATTTTTTATTATTATTATAGTAATTGGACCTGAATTATATGGATTGTTTAAGTCAATTTTTTAGGGGGTTAATATGTTAAGTAATTTAAGGGAATGGTTAATTGATAGAAAAAATCCATGTAAAAAATGTTTGGTAAGAGCAACATACAGACCATTTAAAACAAACTGTGATGAGTGGAAACAATTTATAAAAAAGAGAGATAAAGCTGAAGCAATAAAAGATTTTTTAATATTAGCATCACTAATTGTAGGGTTTCTTTTTATTATTATAACATTTATATTTGGAATCCTCAAGTGGATTCGGTTAATTTTTTAAGATGAGGGGTTATTTCCACCCCTCTTCTGGCTGCTCAAGTTCTTTATTGACAGTATAGTCTACAGTAACTTCATCATCTTTCTTAACATTTTTTTCTGCATATGTTTGATATGAATTATCTTTCTGCTTTATAGAACGAGCACTTGGATTCGAAGAATGATTTAAAAAAGAACCAAACTCTGTAATGTTATCATTCACATCAAAATGAGTATTTATAAAATCTCCTTTTCTAAAAGGTTTCTTTGCGAAAACTCCTTTTCCATGAATAGGAGAAGAACGAATTGTATAGTTGTTCATAAGAGATTTACTATAAATCTCATTTAAATATTTATCTAATATACTCATTTTATTAACCTCTCATCTTTTATTTTTGTTCCAAAATTCTATATATATTAATAAGTGAAAGGAAAATTTAAATCTATTTTATAGGAGGATTAAATAATGATTGGACATATAAAGTTAAGAACTTTATTTAAAATTTGGCTATTGTCAATCTGGGATACAAGAGCAGAATTCCTTAAGAAGTCATATTGGGTTACTGACTTTCCAGATTATTATGATGCCAAGTGTTTTGATTGTAATCTTAGGTCATGTGAAGGGTGTGAATATTATTTCTAAAACATCGGGAGGGTATTATGAAAGCAAATGAAGTAGTTGAAACAGCTATCTCTGTTATCTATCTTGCACTTCTTATCATGTATATTATACAAATATTCTACAGACCTGCATATTATTATGGCAGTAGGGTAAGAAACCGTTTTAACGGAAAGCATTGGAAATTGGCAGCTAAGGCATTCGGCATCAGAGTAAACAAACTGAAAAAGATGTCTAAGGATGAAATCAAAAAAGTATATCGAGAGAAGGCGAAGAAAAATCATCCTGACCGTGGAGGCAACGCTAAAGATTTTAACAATCTCCATGAAGCATACCAATTTGCATATGCTGCCGCATCATAAATAAAACACAGACATTATACATGTCTGGAAAAGCATCCATGTGGTGCTTTTTTTAAACTAATAAGGAGGCAAGTGATATGTTTATTTGTAATACTGGACTAGACTGTAGTGACTGTATTGGTGAGTGTGAGAATAATCTTGAATGGGATGAAGAGGCTGCTATACTTGAGTTAGAACGAGATATGTGTACTTTTATTAATATGAAATTACATATAAGAAAAAGGAGTTTAGAAAAATAATGAACGAAAAGATTAAGCATATGAATATATGTGAAAAATGTAATAACACCTATTTAACAAATTGTAAAGAAGATAAATGGTGCATGAAGTGTGTTGCATATGCTTTCGTAGTAGGAGTGAATAATTTTAGATATGAGGGGAAAGATTTAATTATCACAATACCCGAAGAAAGGAAATAACATGGAAAAATTAGAACTTCCAATTTTGTACGGAGTAAGCAGAGTAGGTAAAGTAAAACAATGGCAAGCAAAAGTTGAAGCACATGAAAACAACACAGCTTCTATTGTCATTGAGTCAGGATATGTTGATGGAAAAATTCGATCTATTGTCAAAGTTATTAAGAAGGGTAAAAATATTGGTAGATCAAATGAAACAACTCCATTTGAGCAAGCTGTATCAGAAATCCAATCAAAATGGAGTAGCAAACGAGATGAAAACTATGAGCCTGAACAAATGGATCCTGACAATTATACACCAAGACTCATGCTCCCTCAGTTATCCAAAGGTCCAGGTAAAGGAAAAATTATATATCCAGCGTATATTCAACCAAAGCTGAATGGAGTTTGTAATCTAGCTGAATTATATACAGACCCAAATTATTATAATAGTATTCTCCACCATTCAAGAGGCGGTCATTTATTTGAGACTCTTGCTCATCTTGATGAATGGTTAACAAAACTCAACGCTCCAGCACCAACTCATGGAGAGTTATATGTTCATGGATGGAGTCTTCAAAAGATTGGATCATATACCAAGAAAATAAAACCAGATCAACACTTGTTAGAATACTGGTTATATGATATTGCTTGGTTGGGTGTTCCGTTCGAAACAAGAATTGAATGGCTTAGTGAGATGACTCTCAAACTATATAAAGTAAGAGATGATTGTCCTATTAAGTTCACTCCAACCATCATAGTAAATAACTATGATGAAGCAAAAACCTTTCATGACAAATGTGTTCAAAACGGTTATGAAGGAGCTATGCTAAAAAATACAAATGGTTTTTATATGTTCCAATATAACTCCGATGATCTTGAAAAAGTGAAAGATTATGAAGACGATGAGTTTGAAATCGTCGGAGGAAAAGAAGGTACTGGAACTGATGCTGGATGTGTCATATATAGATGTAAAGCTGGAGAAGGTCTTTATTTTGATGCTCGCCCAAGAGGTACAGTAGAGGACCGTCAAGAGATGTTTAGAAATCTTCCAAATGATATTGGTAAAATGCTTACCGTTAGATATGCTGAACTATCTGACAATGGTATTCCCTTACAACCAGTTGGAGTTCCCGTAGCAGAAGCAGTGAGGGATTATGAATAATGAACCTTGCAGAGTTTTTTGAAAAGAAAAGTAAACCAAAATTTAATTTAAAAAATTCTGATCTAGTCGGATGGTTCTCTTATGGTGGAAAAAATAGAGTAAAACATTATTATATAATTGATAGAAGGTATAGTTTTACAGA